AAAAGACGGTACTTATAAAGGTTACTCAATCGAAGCAATGTTTAGTGGTCTTGAAAAGTTAGGACTATCAAAAGACGAAGAACTTTTAAAACAAATTAAGGAATTATTAAATCAAATATAATGGCTAAAAAAGTAAAATTAGAAGGGTTCGGAGAAGTGTTAGAACCACAATTAAAAGACTATTTAGAAGAATCTAAAGGTCAAGGATTAGGAAGTTTAGTTACTGCTCAACAAGACGAGATAGTAAACGAAAATGAAACAAGAGAATTGTAAGTAAGTTAAATAAGTAAATAGTAATAGTATGAACAAGACAACAAAAATCTTAAACGAAGTGAAGACACTACTCGGGATGGAAGTAAAACTTGCTCAGATGAAACTACAAGATGGAGTAACTGTAATCGAAGCAGAAAGTTTCGAAGCAGGTTATTCAGTTGGAATAGTTACAGAAGAGGGGATAGTTCCTGCACCTGTTGGTGAACACATTTTAGAAGATGGTCGTGTATTAGTTATCGAGCAAGAAGGAGTAATTAAAGAAATCAAAGATGCTCAAACTGAACAGCCTGAACCTGAAATGGAAGTAGAAGTAGAAGCATCTGAGGAAGTATCAGAACCTACTGCTAAAAAAATCATTGAGACAATTTCTAAAGAAAGTTTTTTCTCGGAAATTGAAGCATTGAAAAAAGAAAACTTAGAGTTGAAAGAGCAACTTGTAAAGTTGAGTGAGGTAAAAGAAGAAGTAGTAGTTGAAAGTAACGAACCTGCTGCTGAACCTATCGCTTTCAATCCTGAAAATAAAAAACCTGTACAACTTATGCAGTACGGAAAAAACAGACCAAGAAATATAATGGATTCTGTATTAAACAAAATAGTTAACAATTAATTTAAAAAAGTAAAAAAATGCCAGTATCAATTACTACTACTTACGCTGGAGAGTTTGCAGGTAAGTACATCGCAGCAGCATTATTGTCTGCACCAACAATCGAAAACGGAGGGGTAACAGTTATTCCTAACGTTAAATACAAACACGTTATCCAAAAGTTTGCAACTGACTCAATCGTTAAAGATGCTACTTGTGATTTTGACGCTTCAGGAACAGTTACATTAACTGAAAGAATCTTACAAACTGAAGATTTTCAAGTTAACTTAACTTTGTGTAAAAAGACGTTTCATTCAACTTGGCAGTCTATGGAGATGGGATATTCTTCATTCGACCAATTGCCTACATCATTTGCTGATTATTTAATCGCTTATGCTGCTGAGAAAGTTGCTTCATCAATGGAATCTACAATATGGGTAGGTGTTAACGCAACAGCAGGAGAATTTAACGGAATTTCTACTGCTATCGCTTTAGATGCTGCTTTGCCATCTGCACAAGAAGTAGCAGGTACAACTGTAACATCTTCTAACGTTATCGCACAATTAGGCTTGTTAGTTGATGCTATTCCTGCTCGTTTGTACGGAAAAGAAGGTTTGAGATTATACGTTTCTCAAAATATTGCTAAGGCTTATGTAAGAGCATTAGGTGGCTTTGGTTCTTCAGGTCTTGGTGCTAATGGTATGAATGCTGAAGGTACAATGTGGTACGCTAACGGAGCATTGTCTTTCGATGGTATTCCTGTATTTATGGCTAACGGAATGGCTGCTAATACAGCAATCGCTACAACTGTAGATAACCTTTATTTTGGATGTTCTTTGCTTTCTGATTTGTCAGAAGTTAAAGTTTTGGATATGTCTGATTTGGATGGTTCAAACAATGTACGAGTTATTATGAAATTCGCTGCAGGAGCTACTTACGGATGGGCTGAGGATATGGTTACTTACGGAATCACAAATTCTGCTAACTAATATTAACCTATTAATTATTGAGGGTGGTGGAATATCTGCCACCCTTTTTTTATAAACTTTAAATAATTTAAAAAATGGCTTGTGATATTTCAAAAGGTAGAGTTTTACCTTGCACAGATTCAGTAGGTGGTTTAGATGCTATCTATTTTATTAATCAAGATACATTAGGAGACCCTGTATTTGGTACTGGTGATAATATAGATATGATTGTAGATGTAACAGGTGGTACACCTTCACTTTACAAATATGATTTAAAAGGTACATCTACTTTTAATCAAGTAATGAATGTATCTCGTGAGAATGGTACTCGTTTTGCTGAACAAACACTTGTTTTGAATCTTCCTGTAATGAGTTCAGTTACACATAAAGAATTCAAATTATTGGCTGCAAGTAATCCAAAGGCAGTAGTTCGCACAACTTCAGGAGATTTCTTTTTAATGGGATTAGAATTTGGATGTGATATAACTACAATTAATGCAAATACAGGTGCTGCAATGGGTGATATGACAGGATACGAAGTTACTCTTGTTGCTCGTGAAAAAACATTTGCTAACTATTTAGATACTTCTACAGAAACTGGGATGGCATCATTATTAAATGGTACTATAGTAGAATAATACCTAAACAACGATTAAAGAGGGATGCAGAGATGTATCCCTTTTTTGTATATCATAATTTTTATATATATTTGTATTGTCTATAATAAAAGTTAGTCAATAATTTGACTTTTCATTAAAAAGGGGTTCAGAAATGTTCTCCTTTTTTTATTTAAAACAAAAACACGAACTATAAGTTATATAAGTATATGATTATCCTAAAAGAGCAAAATACATCGCAGACTTTTAAGTTTATTCCGAGATATTATACAGGAGTGAATTTACGTTTGGTAAACGAAAGTAGTGGGCAGGTATATAGTTATAACGTATCTCCTGAACGTATCGGATATTACCATCAGATTACGCACATCGTAGATACTAAAGAGGGTAACTTTTACTCACTTACTATATTCGATGACGATGGGAATGTAGTTTATAAGGATAAAGTGTTTTGCACAAATCAAGAAATCACGGAATACACAATTAATAAAGATGAGTATGTACAAAAGTCATCTGACAACGAATTTATAATTTATGAATGATATTCACGTTATCAATTTAAGCCAATACACACAGCCTAAAATTGTCGAAAGCAAACGTAATGAATGGGTAGAGTATGGAGAGCATAATAAGTATTATGATTTCCTTATTGACTGCTACCAAAATTCAACTACGAATAATGCTTGTATAAACAACATTTCACGATTGATTTATGGCAATGGTTTAAGTGCTAAAGATGCAGGAAGGAAGCCTAACGAATATGCACAGATGAAGATGCTATTCGGAAAAAATATGCTCCGTTCTGTGATTATGGATTTGAAGATGTTGGGTAATTGTGCTTTTCAACTTATCTACACAAAGGACAGAAAAAAAATAGCAAAGGTAGAACACATACCGATGAATCTATTAAGACCCGAGAAGTGTGATGAGAAAGGAAAAATAAACGCATACTACTATTCGGATAATTGGGAGGATATAAAACGATATGCACCTACACGGATTCCCACTATGGGAACTTCAACAGAAAGCATTGAAGTACTTGTTTTAGGTCATTACTCCGTAGGTCAAAAGTATTTTAGTTTTGTTGATTATTTAGGTGCTTTAGATTATTGTGTAGCAGAGGAAGAAATTGCTTTATACCTAATAAACGAAATAAAAAATAGTTTCTCAGGTACGAAGGTTATAAACTTCAATGGACTTGTACCTACTGAAGAACAGCAGAAAGAAATCACAGGTAAAGTGATGGCTAAGTTAACAGGTAGCACAGGGCAAAAAGTTATCGTTTCTTTTAATAATAACAAAGACTTGGCTACTACTGTTGAAGATATAAGTTTGACAGATGCACCTGAACACTATTCATGGTTAGCAACCGAAGCAAGAGATAAGATATTGAATGGTCACAATGTAACAAGTTCAATGTTAATAGGAATCAATCAAGGAGGACAAGGTTTTAGTTCTAATGCTGATGAGATTAAAGTTGCTTCTGCTTATTTCTATAATACTACGATTAAACCATTCCAAGAGTTGATAATTGATGGCTTAGACCAAATACTTGCGTTTAACGGCATTTCACTTGACTTGTATTTTGAAAGGTTAACTATTATAGACCCTACAGAAACTACTGTCAATATGAGTGCTGATGTAGATTTAACTGATGAGGTAGGTGATAGTATCCTTGAGGAGTTACAAGGTGAATCAATGGGTGATGAGTGGGAAGTAGTAGATAAGAGAGAATACAAAGATACGAATTGCAGTATTGATGAGTGGATTCAAGAACACGAACCTAAGAAATCAATGCTTACTAAACTTGCTGATTATATTACTTCTTTTCCAAGCAGAGATTCAAATCTTGACAAGTCAGTTTATAAAGTTAGATATGAATATTCTGCACGATATAACAAAGACAAAACACGAAGATTCTGTTCTAATATGATGAGCAGAACTGCTAACGGTGTAGTTTATCGTTTAGAAGACATAGATAAGGCAAGTAGAGCAGGAGTTAATAAGCAATTAGGTCATAAAGGACAACCTTACGATTTATTTAAGTTTAAAGGTGGTGTAAATTGTGGACATTACTGGAGTGAAGTACTTTATAAACTAAAGACTAAAAAAGATGGTAAAGGCTATGTAGAAGATAAGGCATTAAGTTCTTCCGAAGAAGTAGCAAGTATTCCTAAATCATACAAGCCACGACCTTACGGAACTGCTGAAAGTAAGATAGCACCTATTGATATGCCTAACAATGGGCATCACCCAAATTACGGAAAATAATATGGCACAAGCATTATTTGTAACAACAGAAGATATTAAGAAATTCACTGCATTAAATGGCAATGTAGACTCTGATAAGTTCATTCAATTTGTCAAAATAGCACAAGACACACATATACAAGAGTATTTAGGTACTCGTCTATTTATGAAGTTCAACGATGATATTGTAGCTGATGACTTGGCAGAGCCTTATACATCGCTTTTAACGACATATATCAAACCGATGGTTATACATTGGGCATTATATGAATATTTGCCTTTTGCGAGTTATCAAATAGCAAATAAAGGGATTTATAAAGGTGGAAGTGAAACAAGCGAAACTGTAAGCAAAGAAGAAGTTGATTATCTAATCAATAAACAACAGAGCATTGCACAACACTATACA